AACTCTTAGGTGCAGCTAAATCATCAGTGAGTGATTCTAAACAATTTTATCAACGAGGTTTTAATGAAGGTTATCAAAGAGCTTTCATGGAAGGAGTGTCATATGCAAAAGAACTATATAAACCACAACAAAATCTTTTGAGTAACTTGCTATCTAACACTAGAAAGAGAGAAGATGGAGGAACTTTAAATCAAGGTCAAATAGCAATGGTTGGTGAAGGTGGGCCAGAATTGATGGTAGCAAAACAAGATGTTAATATCATTCCAAATGAGGATATTAAATTTGTTCCACCTTCAATCAAAAAAACAACACCAACTAACACTATTGTTCGTACCATTGTTCAACAACAAGGTAGAAAGATAGTAAATAGAACTAGAATAATCTAATGTCAAAAAACTTTGTCCTAAATCAATGTTCCCTTTTTCCATCTGAGGTCAATCCTGTCCTAGATGGTGAATTTGGAATGGTTGCTGGTATTCAATCATTTGATTATTATGAAAGTATAATGAGTCCATCTATTAGTGTACAGGTAAGAATTTTAGATGTTGATGGATCTTTAACTGCAAAAGGTGTTTATGGTGGTGAAAAACTTGCAGTTAAAATCAAAGGTGTTGAAGATTCAGAATTTAAAGAAAAGGAGTTTCAATTAACTACAGATAAACATGAGTTGATATTAAACACCATAGGAGATTTAACTTCTGGAGTTAAACAACAAACAGCCACTTTGCAATTTGTATCGAAAGATTTAATTAAAAATGAAACTGCCAGAATTAATAAAAGGTACGTTGGTAATATTTCTGATTCTGTTGCAAAAATATTAGGAGGGCCTGATGCCACAGATGCTGATAAAAAAGGTATTAATACCACAAAGTCATTTGAGTCTGATCAAGCTGCAAACAACTATGCGTTTGTAGGAAACAAACACACTGCATTTGATATAATTCAAAGATTGCAAGCAAAAGCTGGAGGTTCTGGATTTGATGATGACACTAAAAGTGATTATGGATTCTTGTTTTTTGAAAATCATGATGGTTATCACTTCAAGTCAATGAGAGCTTTATTTGAACCAGAACCAGAGGTTGAATATACTAAACTTGAAGGTAGTTCAAGCACTGATTTTAAGATAGAAGATTATAACTTTAGTAATGGAAATGATGTTGTTCTTAATTTAAAATCTGGATTATATAATAATGAAACAGTTTTTGTTGAACTTGACAAAACTCTAATAACTACGGTAAAATTTAATATGGCTGAGGTTGCGGATCTTAGTTTAAAACCACCAAAGTTACCAATTAAATTAGATGGAGATGGAGCAAAACCATCTAGAATAATGCTTAGGGTTGCTGATACTGGTGTTCATCAACACTATGAGGAAAATTCTACTACATTAGAAGATGTGCAACCTTTTACGGATCTTGCCGTTTATCAAAATAAAGCTTATGCTAGATTTGCTTTATTAAATAGTCAATCATTAAACATTACAGTTGGATTGAATCCAGACTTAAGAGCTGGACAAACAATTGGGGTCAAATTTCCAACCACAGAATACAAAACCGAGATGGGTGATGAGAAATCTAATGACATCAGTGGAAAGTATCTAATATCTCATTTGAGACATGAGTTTGAAGGTGGTGAATTTAGAACTCATCTACGTTTGATCAGAGATTTATTCACCCCAGAAAACGCTTAAATAAAAGAAACAGGAGTAATCTAATGAAATCAATTGAAGATCACATTGAATATGATAAGAAACTTGCTGATGATCCACAGGCGAATCCAGCAGCGAGAAGACATGCAAAGGAAGAGTTGCATGACTTAGAAGAGTATGCAGAACATCATAAGAAAGAAATAGAAGCTGGTGATCATCATGATCCTAATGCTTTAGAGTTGTTTTGCGATAATCACCCAGACGAACCTGAGTGTTTAATCTATGATGATTAATTAAAATGTCACAGAATTTTTTTGGCAGAGACCCTATGGTTTGGTGGATTGGTAAAGTTACCGATCCGAAGGATGGAAAGTGGGAACAAACCTTAGAAAAAACCCATATGGATGATGGTGAGCCAATTTATTCTCATAGATGTCGAGTGCGTATTCTTGGATATCATGATCCTGATGATTTAAAAGATGAAGAGTTGCCTCTTGCACATATTCTTTTACCCCCAAATACTACGACTGTTGGTGGTCGAACACAAACAGTGCAATATCAAGGTGGAGAAATAGTATTAGGATTTTTCTTTGATGGTGAAGAAGCACAACAACCAGCCATATTTGCGACTTTATATCGACAAGATTTTCAAGAGGTAGAAACAGAGTATGTAGTTGATGGTGGATTTAATAATTCTACATCATCAACGATAAGGAATGACTCTACAAAAATTGGTTTTAATGAGGGTCAAAATGATGTAACTTATTCTTATACTGGAAATAGTGCTGCTGAAATTCAAATAGATGCAAATAGTGATAATGAAACGGATGCTGAAATATTTTGTGAAACGAATGAGATTGCGAAAATAACTACTGAGATGAAGAAATTCACTAAAAAATTACAATTATTACAACAATTAAATAATTCTTCCACATACTTAGATCCAGGCTATGGCGGTTTTGTTGACATGAAGAAGGAGATTAAATTTACAGCTTCTAAGGTTCATAGTTCAATGACAGGTTTAGTTCGTCGTGGTAGATCTTGGTTAATACAGGAGAGTGTCGGTAAATTTAGTGATGGGTTATCTACAAAAATTGATAGACATAGTAAGTTTAAAAAATCAGAAAAGACCTCAAGATTAAACAAATTAGTTCATTGTAATATTGAAAAAATTTCAGATGGTTTACTTGATTACATAGAAGGTAGTTTAGAAAATATGCTTGGAAGTCTTTTAGATGTTCCTGCTTGTGCAATTGAGAATTTTTTAGGTGATATGTTTGGTCAAGTTTTAAATGTATTGGACAATGAACTAGCTGGTTCATTTGGAGAATTAAATAGTTTACATGGAGGTGGCATAGCACTACCTAGTGAAGTATTTGCAAAAGGAATTCAAGTCGCAAACCTCATTACAAATGTTTTAGAGTGTGATGGAGTAACTTGCCCTGTCGAACCAACTGCTTTCTCGAATAAGTATGGAGTTGAGAAAAAAGTTGAAGATAAGATGGGTGGAATTATGGAGAAGGCTTCATTAAACAGATTAATTAATCCTCTCTTAGATGCTATGGATGGTGCAATTGATGCTGAACCATCTGCACCAAACTGTAATACTAACGTTCTTCGTTGTGGGCCACCTAAAGTTGACTTTATTGGTGGTGGAGGTAGAGGTGTAACTGGTAGTGCGATTGTCAATACTCTCGGAAGAATCATTGGTGTCTCATTAGGTGGTGTTGGATCAGGATATACATCTCCACCGTTACTAACTTTCTCTGATAGTTGTGGAAATGGATCCGCTGCTGGTGGTTATCCTAGAATCAAAGATGGTAAAGTTGTTGATGTTGTAATCACAGACCCAGGCTCAGGTTTCTTACCAAATACAATTGAAACTAATATTGATGGAACTGTAAAAGAGATAATTCCAGATCCAAATGGAAATTATGATGGAGAGACTTCATATGTAACTGAACTTGATGATGTGGTTGTACAAAACGCTGGTGTTAATTATGATGATAATGATACAGTAATTGTAGATGGTGCAGAGGTAGAATTAGTCGTACAAAACGGACACATCATAGATGCAAATGTTGTCAATGGTGGATTTGGATTTACGGATCTTCCTGATTTGCAAATAAATAGCAAAAAAGGAGTTGGTGCAAGACTGTTACCTGTTCTTAAGTTTACTAAGGTCGATGACGCTAAACGTGATGCTGAAATATCTCAGGATGCCGTTGTTACTGTAATTAGTTGTATTCAAAAATAAATGACCAAACATAACACTGAAAAGCCAAAGGACGGAAAGAATGTTGAAGAAAGAGATTTTCTGAGGTATTCTTTTTCTAGTGGTCAACCTTCTATAAATGGAATGACTAACTTTCGAGTTAAATCTCAAGAGGGTCAATCATTTAGTTTTCATTCTGGAACTGGTATAGGTGGAGAACAAACTGGATCAGGAACTGGAAGAGCTATTTTATCTACGCCAGGATTATATGAAGAAAATCTTGGAGATGGTTTAGCATTTAGATCGTCACCAATTAATTACTGTTTACCAGCAAAACAAATCAATTGCCGAAAAGGTGATATTATTTTGGATGCTGAAAACGGAGATATCATCTTGAGAGGACAGAACATTAGATTTAATGCTGTTGGAGGTAAACAAGATGGAGTGATGACAATTAAAGCAAAAAGATCAATAGATGTTGATACATCAGCTTTAAGAGTTCAAAGTGAAAATACCACTGTTTTTGTAAAGAGTGGAGATTTAAATGTATTTGTTAAAAACAAATGTCAATTTGAATATAATATATTTGTTGCTTCAGCTTTTTCTGAAAAAAACTTTGGAGTTCTTAGTAAACAATTTCAATCCCTTAATATAAGATCGCTATGAATGTATCTGTTATAGAAACTGACAAAATAATTGTCGGAACAAAGGATGTCTCTTTTCCAGAGCAAGGCCCTGATAAAGCGCCAACTGGAACTGCGGTATTAAATGGCCCAGTTATGGTTGGAAAACCAACAGCATCGCCAGATTATGAGGCAGTATTAAACGTCTCATCAAATTCTGCACCACAAGATTCTGATGATCAACAACCAGCTTGTCAGGCGAATCTTGCAATTAAAGCTGATGGTAATGTAAAAATAGATGGTGACAGTAAAACTGCTGACGCTTTAGTAGTAACTGGAGATCAAACTATTAATAGTGGAAATCTTCATACAAGTAATCTATTAGGTTGTACTGGTCAAGGTTGTTCTTGGTCTGGTAGTTCTATTAATACTCAAGGTTGGAAAGGATTTGATATTAAACATCCTAGAAAAGAGGGATATAGGTTAAGATATGTATGTTTAGAAGGCCCAGAAGGTGGCGTTTATCATCGTGGTAGATTAAAAGAGTCTAATGTAATTAATCTACCAGAATACTGGAAAGATTTAGTTGATACCGATAGTATTACTGTTCAGTTACAACCAATTGGAAGACAGCAAAATCTTGTGATTCAAGAAATTAATGAAGATTTTATTGTTATTGTAGAGGACACAACTAATACTGATTTAATTACTGATCTATCAACTATTGATTGTTTCTATCATATATATGGTACAAGGAAAGATGGAGAAGTCCTTATTCCAGAATATAAGGGTGAAACTCCAGAGGACTATCCAGGCAACAACAACCAGTATTCCATCGCTGGATATCATTATGACAGGAGAACAAATTAATGTCTAAATTTTACACTAATCTTTCATCAGGAGATACTGTAACTAGTATTCAGAATAATGGAGGTGAATATGGCATAAGTATAAGTCAGGACATCGATGCTAACAAAGTAAAAGCTGAATCTGGATTTGTAAGTGATAGTGGATCACCAGTTAAAATAACTGTATCTGGATCTACAATAACTTTTACTGTTGTTGGCGTTGGGAGTTCAACTTTAACATTAACTTGATCTTTAATATCATAAATAAACTTAGACAGAATCTGTAATTAGAGAAGAATAGGATGCCTCTTTCAAGACTGGAGAATTTTCTAAAGAATATACAAGGTAATGTTATCTACG